TACATTTATTATAATTATAGAGAAAATAAATAAAGCCATTACTGGCATCAGTAATTTAAAACTAACTTATAAGACTGATGAACAAACGTGTGTTGAATTACAACGTATTATAGATAAAGCCACATCGTTAGTGGATAATTTTATGATTATGATATGATGCCATATCCTTTAATTAAAACTACTCTAAGTATATTTAGCAGTTATGGTCTTAATAGTTATGCTATTAGGCTACTAGAATTTAATAAATCCTTAGATCATGGTTATGCAGATAACGTCAAAAACTGTGTTTGATTGATAGTAGAAAAGGATAAATTCATAATACAATTTATAAAATTTATAAAATAATGTTTACATTCCAGATATTAATTAGACATATATTCTTTGATTTCTGTAATTACATTTGGATTTTCTAATTTTGCAAGTTTTGTAACTGGTTCTTTTAGGTTAGAATATTCTTCACTTATAATTTTAGAAAATGCAACGCTGATAGAATCTAAATCTAGTTTATCCATTTCTGGAAATAATAATACAAAGTTATTACCTTTCATTGCGCGATCTAAAGATTCCGTAAAAATGTATTGATGTCCTTTCTTAACATTTGATAATATATATATATAAAATAAATAATGGTTGTCTACACATTCATGTAATAAACAAAATAACACTACACAAATAATTAATTTTTTATTTTTTGGATCCAGTATATCATAAATAATTGTTCTGGCTTCTGTTTCAAATTTGAGAGGTTGAGTGTCATTGTAGAAGTATTTAAAAAAAATTGATATAACTTTTGACATTTCTGTATACCATAATCTCATTTTCTCTTGTTCTTCATATATTTTATGTGTAGTACGTCCATGACCCACAACATCATGCCGAAAATCAGTTATAGAATTCGCAAAATAGCTATGTATTTGTCGGCGACGATTAGATATTCTAAAATTAATAATTGGAGAAGACATTAAAACAATAACATCTTGAAAATGAATTTGACTATAGGTTGGAAACAATAGTAGTGGTGTTTCTATCATGCTCTTTGCAGTAAATTTTTTATCTGGATTATCAGATAAATATTGCATAAATTTTTTAATAATTTCATAAATATTTTTATATTTATATCCTAATTTAATACATTCATTAATTTCAGCTAGTAAAGCATTTAATTGTCCTATTAAAATATCACTATTAGATAACTTTTTAGTAAATATATTAGAAATGGATGTTTTATCGATTGACTCTGACTCTTTGGCGAGTAGTGTATTAATTAATGCTTTTTTTTTTGCAATGTAATCTTTATTATCTCTTACTATATAACCAGTAGTCAGTTGTGATTGTAGAGTATTAGATTCTTTCATTAATGAATTTCTAGTTTGATATTTTTCATGTTCATATTCATTATCTAGAGGTCTTTTTTTAGTTACTAACATAATTAAACAATCGCGAGCAATTTGTGCTAGTAATGTTTCATATATTGATGCCCCATCATAAAAAGTATCAAAATCAGGTAATTCACTAAATAATTCATAATTCGGATTCCTTTTTAAATACCAATCTAGATAAAATGTATTTGTTTTGCTAGGATCAGTCTTTAATACTTTTAGAAATGGATCTTGTAAAGATTTTTTCATACCAAACATTGTTTTATTATTATCAAATATCTTTACTAGTAATTTACTAACAAGACTTAAATCTAAATCAGGTATGGAACTAACATAATCCATGCATTTAGTATAATCATCTTCTTCTTTTGTACCACCCCTCTGAATGACTTTAGATTTTTTATTCAGATTTCTTATGTGCTTACTTGTACTTCTATACTTCTTAATTCTACTATATTTTTTAAGTTTGTTATTTATTCTAGGCATTTGATTAAATATACTATATTGAAAGTTTATTACTAATATATACTTATAAAAATTTATTACATTATAAAATTGCAAACAATATTTATATCGTAGTTTCACGTTTTCCTTTTTTGTGTTATTTCTATATCCTATCTAGAAGGCTAGCAGCGATCAGTGACCAGCGACTATCAATTATGGCAGCATTGGCATCAGGTAATACAAATATTAATAATCTTAATATAATAACTTTTATTAAAGATATTTACTTATCATTGAAACACATAGATACTTGCTTTAGTACTTTTAAAACCGATATAGATGCTAGAATGATGAAACTAGAGGGACAATATGGCACTATTCTAGAAAAACTATCTCAAATAGAAAACGCGATTGTCCAGGTTAATGAACGGGTTAGTCAGTCATCTAATATGGATAGTGTGATTGAAAAAGAATTATTAGATAAAATGTATAAATTATCTAGCGTAACGGAAGATACCACCCGCCTAGAACTAAAACCAAAAGAGTTGACATTTGCAAATATATTGGAAAATGGATATACTATGCTAGATATAAATAATAGTCTAGAAACTAGCACCGATTCCAATAAAATATTTTCCGAATACAAACCTATTGATATGAGTGATGATATGAGTATGGAAATATCCGCCAAGCCTGAAAAAAAGCAGACGCTAGATAGTTTATTATTTGATTAACTTGCTAGTATGTGCAAATGAAAGCAAATTCGTAATGGATAATGCTCTCTAGAATGTTTTTTTGATTATCCATAGAGGCACTCATGCTCCTTTATCCCATTAAACGTCAATAGCTTTTAAGACCAAAAAAATTATTGCACGGGGGTGTAGTGGTGTCGTGGTGCGTGGTGCGGTGGTGCGGTGGTGCGGTGGTGCGGTGGTGTGATTGAACTACTACTAACCTGCTAGAATATGCACATATTGATTTACATCTTCTGTAATTACATCATTAGTAATAATTTGCATATCTAGTAGAACTGCGGGATTAGCTGAATAATAAAAGTAAATACTTGTAAGTGTTAGCATATTAGCATGTGTATAATCCCATCCAAATACCCAACGGGCGGGGTCTTCTTCATCAGGACCACAGAAAGTAGCATCTGGAACTTGTTCATAGGATACGCCAAAAAGGTGGTGGTTTTGAGGTACGCTAATATATAGACAATAATGTTTATAAGGATGCATCTTTCGAATGAAATATTGGAAGATAAATGGTGCTCCCCACACATCGTTGCCTGATTGAATTTCAAAACGAGGACTGCAATGTTGATTTGCTAGATTATAGAACTGGTCTATTTCTTGTGTCTTTTGCAAGAAGGTGTGTAGGTGGCTCTTAATACGATTATTTTCAATATTGTTAGAAATAGAGTCAATAAATTCCTGAAGAGTTTCGACGTCATTTAGTACACCTATATAGAGTTGCAAATTGCGTACATCTACTGCCATTTGAGGGTGTGAAAACGTGCAAAGCGTGCCGGACAATGAAAGATATTTATTAAATATTAAATATTAAATATCAATTTTTTAATTATTACTGCGATATTTCCTAATAATTTTGAGCTTTTTGAAGTTTTTAGTAAAATAAAAATTGAATTCTATATTCCAATAGCAAATGATAACAAACGGGTTGTTATTTACATAAAAACTTACCATCAAATGGATTCACCAACCGAACGAGATAAATTATTCAATTCACATAACAGTAGTATAGAATCTGTAGATTTACACGATAATGCAGATAACTATAATTACCAGAAAGATGTAGACCAAAGAAATGCAAATATTAAAAATATGCTTACGAATGCTGTGCAAACGGCACATGATACCGAAATAATCGGTAGAAGCATACTTCTTAATTTAGATGACCAACGTCATCAAATAATTGAAATAAAAAAAAAACTAATAATATTAATGGAAATATTATACATAGTAATGGTATTCTTCACCGAATGCGGAATGCATCTGCTAGAACTAAATATATATCATTATTGATAATTGCAATATTGATTTTCATTATTGTAATCGTGATTTATTTACGAGCTACTTAATCTAGCAATCTATTATTTTACTTTTGAGTTTTCTTTGTCTTGTTTTTTTATTGAGGTGGTTGCTGTTGAGCCTTCTTAGCATCTAATTTTGCCCGTAGCCGATCACGAGTTGCTTGTTGGCGTGCTGCATTACGAACCTGAGGATTTTGTGCCATTTGCTGCATCATATTAGCCATTCCAGCTGCACCTCCTTGACCACCTAGAGCGCCCATAGTTTGTTGTAGTAATTCCGCAGGATTAATACCACCTCGTTGCACTTCCTGTTGTAGTTTGCTACCGAACTTACCCACTAATCCCATTAGTTTAGCTGGATTATCACCAGACATAAACTTACCTAGTGCTTCACCAATATTGGCTGGCTTCCCCTGCTTTTCCATCTCTTCAAAATTAAATGTTTCGGTGAGCTCCTTTGCCAGGTCACCGAATAAAGGATTACCAAATAAACCTGCTCCTGTAGGCGCTGCACCGCCTGTAGCCGTTCCATTCGTATCTGCAGCAGCAGCTCCTGCCTCACCAGCGGCACCCTTTTCATCCATAGGTGGGCAATTAGTACCGCTAAAATTCTCATCACTAGTAGTATTGGCACTAGCACTAGCACTAGCACTAGAACCATCGCTTGGCTGTTGTTGCATTGCCTGGCCCATTGTTTGTGAAAGCTGGCTCATAGCATTGGTAAATTCAGGATTGCTAAACATCTGGGTAATACCAGATACTAGATTACCTAATCCTGCAGTACCACCCTCTTCAGAGCCACCACCTAGCCCAGCTGCTAGATTACCTAAGCCAAGACCATTAGCTAGACTACCTAGATTACTTAAACTGGATGCAATATCACCTAATCCGAACACGCTAGGAGTTTCATCACTCTCATCCTTTTCCTCGGTGGTAAGAGTCTTTTCAACCTTTGCTGGAATATTAACTTCTCCAGATGATACCTTTTGTAGCATAGTTACAATTTCTTGATGATTAGGAATGACCTTCCGTCCTAGAATCATTAGAATTTGCAGATACTTCCAAATTGCCGTATGATGTACATCTGTACAAGCGGAACTAGTCCAAACCCCGTGCAAATCTACACCTTCAATAAATACTTTTCCTGGTAATTGAAAGAGTTCAACATCACGCTTTGCTATAGGTGCGAGGTAGTTATTAATCTTGGTATAAAAACATTTTGCATAGAAATCATTCTTATCATCACGACCTTCTAGAAGAGGACGATAATTAGCAAGTAGAGGTTGCTGGGTCTCTGGAAAGTTATTAATCAGTTCATTGCAAAATTCTTTAAGGTAGTAATTGAAATAGTCTAGGTATGTAAAATCCATTTTTAGCAAATCTAGCACTTTGAAATTTTTATATTTTATATTGAATAAAAAAATAAGAAAAAAACGATTAAAAAACTATTTTAATTTATTTGCGTTTCTTGCTTATAATACGTTTCTTTCTGTAATAATATTTTTTTGTTTTTTTTGTGTTTTTATGTGTGCCTTTAATTCGTGAACCTCCAGCTGTGCTTTCAGCTGCAGCTGCACCATCTGTACCGGCTACGAGAACGCGAGATGCATTACCTTTAGTTGCAGGAAGTGAAACTTCTTTTGTGTTCGCGCAAGTTTTTAGTTCCTCTATAAATCGGGATAATACCACGTATTTATCTTCGTGATAATCAAAAAAATACTTAATATATGGGTTATCTCTTTCACATGTGTCTTTGTTTATAAGAGCTGGTTTAATATCACATTTTTCTTTAAGCTTAATTAGTAGGATATAAATTTGATATAATCTATATTCAATAAGTGATATTGAATAATTTAGTTCTGGGCATTTATATAATACATATCCTAACATAGTTTTATTGTGCCTTGATGCGTTTGGTCTTATAAATGTTAATGGTTGCATAAATTCCAACATCTCTTTCAACATTCTATGATAATAAAATTTACTAGCATTACTTGCATTTGTTTCATTTAATTTATAAGTTTTATCATAAAATTCATAAGGATTTATTAACCAATATAATAGTGTTTCAATATCATTATCAGTCGAATAAATATCATTAAGATTTCTAATTAAAAATTCATATTCTTCTTTTTTGCCTTGATCGTCATTGTAAAAATTAATTCTATTAGTAAGATTATATGTTCTAGAACCATTAGAAAAATTTATCTGTGCATAACCAAAATCAATTATATATATCTTTGGTGGTTTATCACTTTCAGGAGCAGTATTAATAAGTATATTATTTGTTTTGAAATCATTATGACTAAATTTAAAATACGGTCGTGCAATTACATAAAAATTATAAACTTGTGCTAATATATTTTTAATATATCTTTCAACATAACAAGGGTCTTTTTCTCTTATTTCCAATGCCATATCACATAATAAATTTATTTCATGCATTAAAGTTTTATATGTCGGTTTATGCTCTGTTAGTGTATATGGAATATAGCCTTCCTTTCTTTCTTCACCTCCTTTACCATCATCAATAGTAAATGGAACCTTTATAAATCCAAATTTAAGCACAGCGGACACCTCTGGTAATTTATCCTTATAATCAGCTAACGCAGAATTATTAAAATAGAAATACATAATTGCATTTATTAAATTTTCAATAATAGCATTATAAATACCATAATCCTCAAGCAGATATATGTTTGAACTAATTCTAAGCCCAAAAGTAGCACCTGTATTATCATTAACTGTAAAATAACAATTTTCTGCACCACAATTTGCTACTTTATGTGATGCCGTTTCACTATTTCTTTTGGATAATAATTCTTCTTGATTAAAATTAAAATTTATAAAACTTCCAGCATTGGTGTTAGTTGGTATATTTACTCTAAATGAATGTTGGTATCCTTTCATTGTTTTCACATCATTTACAAAATATTGAAAAGATGTAATATTTTTATCTTGTGTCATCATTGGAGCTATAGTTGGAGGTATATTTCTTAAATTTGCTTGTGCCTGTGTTAATAATAAAGAAATTGAATCTAAATATTTTGTTATTATTGCAGATTTGCCTGTAATATAGGTTTTTATTGTATCTATCCAATTATTTTTTAGAATAGAACTGTCCAGAATATCTAATATTTTATCTACTTCTTCTAATTTATACGTCTCAGGAAAAAAACCTGCCTTTTTTAAGTATGTAACTAAAGTTTCAAAACCAGTTAAAGTTGATGCCCTTTCACTTGGAGTTAACAGAGCGTGAGCGTGCCCATTTGATATCAGTTGTTTTTTGAATTTACTTGTATTTGATTCTGGTTTTGTTTTGTATTTAGTTGTATTTGATTCTGCTTCTACCATCACAAAATCATCAGTTTCGTCTACCATCTTATCATCAATTTCATATGGAAAAAATGAATTAGAAATACCTAATGGAAATTCTCTAGGAACACTAAAATCATTTATACGAAATACGGCCTCATCGCCATAATATTTAATAATTTTATTAGCCCAATCTATCCTCAAAATACGTGGTTCTTCTTTTGAATTATGACTTCTAGCTTTTGATGATTTTATAACTAAGAGATAATCTATTTGCCCTCTTTTTGTTAAAAGATCAGTTTTCTCTGCTCTTTCTTTTTGGAAAAAAGTTTTGAATAAATTATTTGAGTTTTGCGAATAAAATAAAATATCAACAGTTCTCTTGAACCAGGCTTTAAATTTTTGTGTAAGGCTCTTCTTGTCATCTGATGGAATTGGTTCGCATTGTGTAAATACAAGCTGAGAGACACCTTTACTTGTATCCAATGTGATTTTATCAAATTTAAGTATTTTATCAGAGGTTTTTTCTTTATAAAATAATACTTTTCCAATTTCAGGCCAATAGACATATAATCCAAAACGGTCTATATGATAACAATTATTGGAATCTAGAAACATCTAAATAATTTATATAAATTATTTCTAAAAAAAAAAATTATTATATATTAATATATTAATATATAATAATTTTTTTATGGCAGCAGCAGCAGCAGCAACAAAAAGTTTATTTACTGAAAGTGATAAACAAATATTAAAAAAAATATTTAGATTACAACTAAGTAAAGAAGAACTTCATAAAATTACTAATTTTGATAATTATTTACAAAAATTATCAGAAATATTTATTAATATTATAATTGAAGATGTAAAGGAAGAAGAATTGTCAAGTAAATATTTAAGTGGTGATTTATCAAGCTTAACAGGCATATTAGAAGATATTAAAAGTGTTATGGAACCAAGAGTTTTAGTTGAGATGAAATTTGGAAAATATAAAGATAAAGATGAGGATAAAATGAAACATGATATGGGTGAAGAACAAAAAGTTATTGATAAAGATTTTAAGTTTATTTTAGGTATTGTAGATAAAGATAAGTGTGATCTATTAAGGGATGATGATTTTACAGCAATTTATAATCTTTATGAATATTACTTACCTTATTATTATAACAAACTAATTGAACCAACTTTAGATGAATTTAAAAACAACCAAGCACAAATTAGTATTATTACAAAATCAATTAAAAAAACAATTAAAAAATATTCTAGTGAAAATCCAAGTAGGGATGAAAATCCAAGTAGGGATGAAAATCCAAGTAGGGATGAAAATCCAAGTAGGGATGAAAATCTAAGTAGGGATTTAACTGAGTTAAAATCTAATATTACAAAATTATTTCAATATGCCTATCTTTTAGCTGGTCTTTATATTATTTTTGAAAGATTAAAAATAATATTTGATGCAATAAACACATTAATTAAAACAAGATGTGATATTAAACAAAAACAAAATAATAATAATAATTTTAGAAATAGTAATGTTTTCAAAAATTTAAGAGTGAAATCATTATCAAGTAATCGCGCTGTTAAACAAATGGCAAACAATTCTCTAATAAATCTTTTAATGGCAAAAAATCAAAATATGTTTTTTATATATGTAAAAACACAATTTATTAGTTATATTAAATATTGTATTTTATATATATGTGACGGCTCATTATTGTTAGGAGACAATATAACTGAAAAAGATAAATTAGTTAGCACGTTTGCAGAAGCTATTGATAAGTTTTTCAATCAAAAAGACGAAGAATTCAAAAAAAAAGAAGAAGAAAGAATACACCGTGAAGAAGAAGAAAGACTTGCTAAAGAGAGACTTGCTTTAGAACGAAATGAGCGTGAACGTAAATTAAAAGAGCAATCTCGTAAAAATCATAATACACGAAGGGTATCGTCACATAATAATAAAACTAAAAAGAATAGTGTCAGTGCCAGTGCCAGTGCCAGTGCCAGTGCCAGTGCCAGTAATAATTCTATAAAAGAGCAACAAAAACAAACATTAAGAAAACAATTAGGATTACCAAGTGTAGGAAAAGGTATAAAAAATTTACTAGGATTGCGTAATAGAAGTGATGGCGCATTAGAACATGATGATACTGTTTCAATGGTTTCAACTCAGTCAACTAAGTCTAAAAAAAGGTTTGGTTTATTTTAGATTTAGTAGAACCCAAAAAAAATAATAATTAAGAAATATTTAGAATTTCTTGCATATCTTAATTATAATTTTTCCTATAAGATATGAATAATTTTTATCTATTTTATAATTACCTTTTTCAATAATTTTCTTTAATTTAAAAAAAACATTAGCACCTATAAAATTTAATAAAAGCTTACATAATTCTGGTAATTTGTTTAATATATTTTTATCAATACGAATTAATTGAACTAATAAATCTATAATCATACAAATTATATCAAAATCCATTATATTTATACTAGAACATTTTTTCATTGTCATATCACAACTATATCTAACATCATATACAAAACCCATATTTATTAAAGAAAATAACATTACCTTTAATGGTAAACGTGGTTTAGTGGTTATTTTAATATTATTAATATTTATTGAAGACTTTTCCAAATCTGATAGTATCAATTCAAAATTTGTAATAAATCCATATTGGTTTAATTTATCATATTCTTTGCTGTTATTATTATTTGTTTGTGTTTCTTTAATAAATATATTATTAAGCTTAACATCTGAATTGATAAATTGCAAATGTTTTTGCAAAATTCTGATTGTCTCTAGATACTCATTTATTTTTTTTGAAATAAATATATCATAAGCAGTAAAAATATCTTTATCATCATTATGTATTACTTTTTTTAGTAAAGAATTATGATTCATATCTAGAAGCTCCCGCATATTTGTAATTAATTGATTATTATATTTTATACCTATCAATGGCATTATTATAAATGTTCCTTGAGTAGAAATACCATATTTATAAATAGGTAGTGTATGATTTATAATCTGCTTATATTCTGATTTTGATAGGTTTAGTATATTATCTAAATTAGTAATTACTAATGATATAAATATTTCATTAAATTTATTATCTATTTTCAAACAGTTTTTTATTTGAATACTAGAATCTATTTTCATTTTGCTAGAATAAATTTTCACTACTTTTGATACATCCCTTTGTAATAATCCTATAACAGAACCGCTATTGCCTCTTTTGTTTAATGGTATGATCGATTGCTTTAATTTACTAAATACTTTTTCTGATACTTGAAAATTTATATATAATTCCCTAAATAATTTTTTTGCTAAATCATAATCTCCATCTATTATATTTACAATTTGCCTTAAAATATTAATTATTGATCGTTGGTTAGTTTGTTTAGTTTTTCTAGATAACCTAAATGCAGATAATTCACTTTTAGATATTTTTTTTATTCTTATTTTAGTAATCTTCATATGTAAATTCTAATAACTATAGATATTTTAAATAAATATTAATATTCAATAAATAACAAAAGACTTTGCAAAATAAAAAAAATATATTAGATTGTGTTCTATCAAAATAGTTATAATTAATATGGTGATCCAAAATTTGGAGTTGTAGGTGGTGCCCGCTGTTGCATTTCTACACCTCGTGATTTCATCATAGCATCATAAGCATTATCAGTTGCACCTCCGGTTCTGCGATTCATAGCTGCCAGTTGAGCTTGACTACCATTTCCGCTCATAGATGAAGGTGCGTCGTGCCGTGTATATTCTGGCATCCTATTGATATCCCGGTCTTCTAGAAAGGAATAATTTTGATTCATTAAATCATTCTTATCTTCCTCAATGAATGAATATGTAGCACCAGATAGACCACTACCCATTTCACTTCCTAGAAATGGAAGAACACTAGCATCCCCTGTTATACTAGCCATATCTATCTTGCCAGCCCGTGCTTGTTCAGCAGCCAGACCATTTTGTAATTCTGCATCAAACCATTTAAATAAATCAGCATCAGTTAGAACATGCCGCTTGCTAGGTACATATAGAGTAGGGACACAAGTTACAAATTGTGGGAGTTGTACTCGTGGGTCATCTACACTTACTATCTGAAACTGAGACATTAGCGGAGTTTTTTGTAGCCGCATTAAAAGCCGTTGTGAATGTTGGCATCTTTGGCTAACAAATAGAAAATTCTTCTGGGCGGGTTGCGACATCTAGAAATAAATATTACTGCTAGATTTAATGTAGGTTTTTATACTTAATACATAAATTAGATAGTATTGATGAAAATTAGACACAAATACCAGAATATAATCAAACTAGAATATAATCAAATTAAAAATAAAAAATAGAAAATGAATACTTAAAACTCAACCACCTCTAGACAGTCCATAGTTTAATTGTTGATAATAGGCTCTAATATAAGCAATTGCCATATTCATTATTTCAAAATATCCTACCACATATCTTTGTGGATAATAATCCGGATGCTGTTCAAATTCACTCATATCAAGCAATCGCGCGGTTGGCAAATCTGTATGGGTAGTTTTTATTTGGTCGCAAATGGCTTGGACTTCAGGAGGTAGGATAGTTGGGTTCGGTGTATAAATATTAAGAAGATACATTTTTTCATTCCAGCAAGCTGCTTCTAGCTGGGCAAACAAATCTTCGGGGTATTGATTCAAAGTCGAATCCATTGGCTTATTGATTTGGGTCTGGAATTGGAGTAGGAAAGAAATATATAAATTCTTCTAGAGTATATTTTTCAATTTTATTTATCTTTTCACTAAAAATTCCAAATATTATTTAGTATTTAGCATCTAGTAATTTTTTACTGTTTTTATTGGATATAAAAATTGATTTTCTATTTGTATTATATGGTGTTCCAGATATAAATAAATATTCTTAATAGATTCTAGAATCATCCTTGATAGAATTTAACAATGGCATCAACATCAGATACCTCTCGTAAGACTCAAAAAGCCCATCATATTACAAATATCAGATATCCGTTTGCTAAAACGTGGGATAAGCGTAATACTTATGTAGAATTTGAGCTAGCGAATATTCATTTTAGCACAGCTAATGCTATTCGCAGACTGATGATATCTCACGTTAAAACTGTTGGATTCCGGACAGAACCATATAAGGCTTGTGATATCAAAGTATTGGAAAACGATACGCCCCTACATAATCAATTTGCAGTGCATCGCTTAGCTATGATTCCAATCAATGTTCCTAATCCTGATAAATTCAATGTGGATGACTATCAATTTATTATTGATGTATCGAATAATACGAATGCTATTCGGACTATTACTACTGAAGATTTTCAGATTAAGCAGATTAGTACTAATAAGTTTTTGCCAAGGGAGGAAGTGAGGAGATTCTTTCCGCCAGATCCTATCACGGGTGATTATTTGCTGTTAAATAAGCTACGACCTAAGTTTTTCGTACCACATCAAACCCTTTCGCGAGAAGTTCAAAGTGAAATGGCAAAAGATTTCGATAAAGCTGTTGAAGATGTTATGCATTTTCATATTGAAGCAAAAGCCAGTATTAGCAATGGCTATGAAAATGGGCATTATTCTCCAGTAGCAGTAGCTTGTTATGTGAATACTGTTGATCCAAAGCGTGCAGAGGAAGGTCTCCGAGCATATATAGATGCACAGGTTGAGAAGGCCAAGAATATAGGTGCCGAACCACCTATACAAGAGAAGATGAAACGTAGGTTCGAACTTACAGAACAGGGGCGATGCTTCTACTTAAATGATCGGCAAGAACCTAATGTATTTACTTTCAAGATTGAAACGGTAGGAGTTATTCCTTCATTGGTAGTGTTCCATCGTGCTATTGAAATCTTGAAAGATAAGATTACAACTTTCATAAGTAATCTAGTTGCTCGAAATGAAGATGTCATCACTATTACACCATCTAGCCAACTAGCAGGAGGATATGATATCATAGTTCAAAATGAGGATGATACTCTAGGAAATCTAGTGCAATCACATTTATGCCTAATGTACGCAGATTTTAACCTTGCTAAAGAACAACGGAAACTCAAATTTGTAGGATACAAGCGACCACATCCTCTAGAGAAGCGCATTATATTTTCAATCCAAGGTAATAACGACAATATAGAACAACTTATCACTGATGTCATTAAACCTGGATGCGGTGAGATTAATAAGATGCTTAATAAGATACAGAACGAACTAGAAGGAACACCATATTTTGTGAATGAAATTAAATCCATTCAATGAAAACTATAAAATACCTATCTAATTATAATTTTGTGTTTTTTTGTGATTTTTGTTTTTTGATTGATGTATTCTTTCATTACTAGATTAAAAAATTGATTTATGTATTTACGTAGGTTTTGTATATATAAATCAACTTCTAGGAACCAACTTCCAGGCCAACTTCCTGGCCAACTTCTGTTCTAGAGATGCCTTCTGAATTTGAAAATATATATTATGCTGTTAGCAATAATGGTTATATATTGATAAATGATAATAATTATGATTATGCACAAGATACAATGGTAATCGAGCTTATTAAAAAATATAAAAAAGTAGTTCTAGGCGATTCAATTAATCAATCTATCAATTTCTTACCTGATGGGGTTACCCACTTACAATTAGGCCGGCGATTTAATAAACCTATTATGAATCTCCCGCGGACTTTGACACATCTAATCATTGCATCAAATAACATTGCATATTGCGATTTTAATCAATCGCTAGATTATTTACCGGAAGGTTTAGAATGTTTAACAATTACATTGAACCAAGTATTTAACATACCTATTAATAATTTACCAACAGGTTTAAAACAATTGAAATTTATTTGTAAGGTATTTCATCATCCTATCAATAATTTGCCAGATGGATTAGAATCATTAGTCATTGGAGATTTTGATTATGAGAATACACGTCATTTACCAACTACATTGAAAAAAGTTAATATTGTTTCTAAACTAGTCGAACACGAAGCAGACATATTAAATAAGAATTTAGTTGATATTTATCCAAATATTGATTTTGAAATGAACTATTATAAAACTAAATAAACAAAAAATAATTTTTGGAATAGAATATAGTATATTTATAGATATTCTTCTAGAATGTTTTCTTTTTCAATGTGGAGTATTCTTCGTATTATATACAGCTTAGCATTTTGCATTGGATTTGCATATCTAGGCAATTACATTAAAGCTATTGAAGCTAATGGCGCGTGCCCGCTATCTAGCGGATGGCGGATTACTAATGGTAAGATGTTGAGTTCGATGATGATGATAATAGGTGCGGTGAATGTATTTTGTCCAGCTAGCAAGTTTCTTTCTACATTACCTATTATCGGTTCTAGTTATGTATTATTATTTGTTCTAGGTGTCTTTATG